TATCGCGCAATTGGTCAGGACACCTTCCAGCCTCGCATTGGCTTCAAGACCCGCTACGGCATGGTCCTGAACCCATTTGCTAAGGGTCTGACTGCACTTACCAATAGCGATCCTCAGCATAGCTCCAACGTTGGTGCTAACGCTTACTATCGCCGCGTTCGTGTTAAGAACCTCATGTGATCTAATTCACATACTCTTCGAGAGGGACTTCGGTCCCTCTTTTTTTATGTGTAAATAAATTAGATGTTAATTTGTTATGAAAGTAACTAATATTCCAGGGTTAGGAAGTTTTGGAGTATTTGTTGATGATGTTAACTTTGAGGACAACGACGAATGGTTAGAGGTTGGCAAACTACACCTTGAAAAATTAGTAACGATTGTTAGAAAGTCTGGACTCACAGAAGAAACATACCACAAAACAATATCAAAGTGGGGTAGAGACAGACTCAATCATATATCCAGACTGTTCAAAAAGTACAGTTGGGCAAAAGGAGATGCACTAAAAATATATTTCAGCCCATTCACTTCACAGGAAGACAAAGAAGTTCTTGAAGAATACGCAAGAATTCGACAAGGGGGTGTCAGTAATAAGTATGGCAATACCCTGAAGATCAGCGGAATGCGAGATCGTGATGGGAACAGAATAGGAATGTTTGCTGATGGAGAATTGCTGTGGCATAGCAATGAGAGTGGTGATATTTCTTTTACTCCTGGGGTTGCTCTTCTGGGTGTAAAAGGTATGACAAAGAGTTGTACTGGATTTATGACCACAACTGACTATTACTATGAAGTGAACGATAGTTTCAGAAGTGAATTAGACGAGATGATTCTCATCCACAACTTTACATCTGGAAGAATAAATCCTGGTCTCAATGAACCCCAGGATGAATTGATGTATAAAAATATGGCACCAATACCAAACATGGAAATACCCATGGTCATTAAAAGTCCAGGAGGTATAAAAGGATTGCACTACAGTTACAATACCGTCACTGGCATCAAGGGTATGTCTGATAGGGATGCTGAGTTAGTTCTTTCGGAAGTTAGATCTGGACTAGAAAAATATGCCTGGGATTATTGGTACGAGAATGATGATGATCTTTTAGTTTTTGATAACACAATCGTCCAACACAGAAGACTCGGTGATACCACAAATAGGTTGGCACTTAGATATGCATTTGATTACACGTACCTACAGTCTGAACCATATCAACCATATTACCAGGAAGAGTATCGTAAAAAATACATTGACAATCTCATGGAACTTGCAAGTTCACATGAACATAACGAGATTCAGATACCATCTAAATAGATTGATGGAGTCCCATTAGACAATGGCATACGACGGAAACATTTTTACCCCAAGCAATCAAAACTTCCTATCCCCAGTTGGATTCAAGTTTGTGATTGGAAGAACACCCAACGTGGATTTCTTCTGTCAGAGGGCATCTATTCCTGAGGTAGAAATTGGTGTAAGGAATATTGAAACTCCAATCAAAGATTATCAGGTCCCAGGTGACAAGATCACATATTCGGATTTGAGACTTACCTTCCTCGTAAATGAAAACCTTGACAACTACTATGAAATCTATAAGTGGTTGAAAGGTTTATCCAACCCCAAAGAGTTTGAAGATTTTTACGAATACATTAACAGTGTAGATGAGAAAGGGAGAATGACAAAATTCTCCAAACAAATGAGCGATGCACGCTTACTAATTCTCAACAGCAATTACAACGTCATCTCTTCTGTTAATTTCTACAATATCTTCCCCACAAGTCTAACTACACTTGACTTTGATTCTTCCGCAACAGATATCAATTACTTTACGGCAGAAGTCAACTTCAAGTATACTCTATACGAAATCACTGATGAAAGCGGCATTATTATATGAACCTTGAATTACTTGATGATATGTGGGAAAAAGATTCCCGCTTAGATGATGAGAAACTAGATCATGATTCGTTAGCGATTCCTAAATTACACGCTAAATATTTAAGACTTTACAATTCGTTCTCGACCCTTAGGGATCAACAAGAACTAACAGTGAAACAAGTCTACCGTGATCGGTGGGAATACTATACAGGGAAGTCGGAGAAGCCATTCCACTTTAAACTTCTCAAGCAAGATGTACCAATCTATCTTGACTCTGACGAAGAATATCAAAAGGCAGTCCTCAAGTTAAAGTATTACAACCAGATGGTCGATGCTCTAAAGACCATCCTCACGGCAATTAACAATCGTTCTTTTCATATTAAGAATGCGATTGAGTTTGCCAAGTTTTTGAAAGGATATGAAATCTAGTGTAATCATTGAAAAGAAGAACGAAGTTTACTTGAGGATTAACGCTGAACCACATGTCTACTATGAACTAGCAGATGAGTTTACGTTTGAGGTTCCTCAAGCAAAGTTCATGTCAGCGTACAAGAAGAGGTTCTGGGATGGCAAAATTAAACTATTCTCCCCAGGTACAGGCGAGATTTATGTTGGTCTTCTCCCTTACGTTACTTCATTTTGCAAGGAGAGGGGGTACGAATACGTATATCGGGACAACAAATTTTACGGACTTCCATCAGAGGTGGATGAGTTCGTTACACCCGAAGGAGTAGGCGACTTCATGAAGTCTTTGAACCTTCCGTTCAAAGCAAGAGATTATCAGTACAAGGGGATTTACGAAGCACTAAAGAATAGGAGAAAACTTCTCCTGTCTCCGACTGGATCGGGTAAGTCTTTGATGATCTATGCGCTGACACGTTTTTTCGAATCAAAGAATCTGAAGACACTGATCGTTGTTCCCACCACATCTCTGGTGGAACAGATGCATCGTGACTTCGAAGATTATGGTTGGAATGCAAAGCACCACTGCCACAAGGTATATGGTGGACAGTCACCAATATCTAATAAGGATGTTGTAATTACAACTTGGCAAAGTATCTACAAATTACCAAAGAGTTACTTTGATGATTTTGGTGCGGTGATTGGAGACGAAGCACACCTCTTCAAAGCAAAGTCTCTGACCAGCATCATGAACAAACTTCATGACTGCAAATATCGCGTTGGATTCACAGGAACTCTGGACGGTACACAAACAAATCGCCTTGTTCTTGAAGGTGTATTTGGAACAGTTGATCGTGTTACTAAGACGGAGAAGTTAATCCGTGAGGGGCACTTGTCTGAGTTTGAGATTAAAGTCCTCATCCTTAAGCACAATCCCATTGAGTTTGAATCCTACCATGACGAGATTGATTACTTGGTCAATTGTGAGCAACGTAATAAATTTATTCGCAATCTCGTATGTGATCTAGAAGGTAATACTCTTGTATTGTTCAACTATGTTGACGCTCATGGTATCCCACTTTTCGAACTCATAAATAACAAGGTGGGGGAAGAACGTCCTGTTTTTCTCGTACACGGGGGAGTTGACGTAGAAGACCGCGAGAACATTAGACAAATCGCAGAGACTACATCTAACGCTATTATCGTCGCATCATACGGAACATTTAGTACAGGGATCAATATTAAAAACTTACATAATGTTTTGTTTGCCTCCCCATCCAAATCTAGAATCAGAAATTTACAATCGATCGGGCGCGTTCTCAGAAGGGGTGAGAATAAAAGAAAAGCAGTTCTCTATGATATTGCTGACAATATGTCCAAAGGTTCTAGAAAAAACTATACCCTAAATCATTTAGTTGAAAGAGTAAAAATTTATAATGAAGAAAACTTTGATTATGAATTTATTGATGTCCGCATTGGAAACAAGTAAGATGCCAGATGAAGAATTTCTAGGTGCTATTAAACTTGTCACAGGTGAAGAACTTCTAGCAACAGTATGTCCTGTTTACGATGAAGATGGAGAATACATCATTGTAGAGAATCCTATCGAAGTAGAAGAGGTAACACTGGGTAAGAAACAAGGTGCCAAGATTGGTCCTTGGATGAAGTTCTCAAACGAAAGCACCTTTATCATTCCAAAAGAAAAGATCATTACCATTGTAGAGGTTGGTCCTGAAGTACAAATCTTTTACACTCTTGCTCTAAGGAAGCTCAATAGAGATTCTGAAGAATTGAACTATACGGGATCTGATGAGTTTGGAAGAATAGGAACTGTAGATGAGTGTAGAGATCTACTCGAAAAGTTATTCAAAGCTAATTAAAGCTTATTAGTCTTTGAACCCTCCACAGGGTTATTGTACAAGGAATTGAGAGGTCTGTCAAGCCCCTTGACTTATGCAGTCCGATTTGCTACACTAATGTCAAGGAATCAAGAGAATGTATGAATGACAAAGAGAACCGCAAAATCAGAACACTACGTCAATAACAAAGACTTCTTAGACGCATTGATAGTCTATCGGTCCAGGGTGGAAGCAGACTTCTTAAAGAAGAATGGTAGAAAGCCTACTAAAGAAGATCGCTCAAAGCATTGGGAAGGCAAACCCCAGATCACGAATTACCTTGGCGAGTGTTTTCTAAAGATTGCTACTCACCTCTCATACAAACCAAACTTCGTGAACTACATGTTCCGAGAAGATATGATTTGTGATGGTATTGAAAACTGTGTTCAGTACATCCATAATTTTGAACCAGAGAAATCCAATAATCCTTTTGCGTACTTCACGCAGATTATTTACTACGCCTTCCTCAGGAGAATCCAGAAAGAAAAACGTCAACTTGAAGTAAAGAATAAGATCTTACTCAAGTCTGGGTATGAACAAGTGTTCCACTCCGA